AAGTTTGAAAAGCTGTTTCTTTATATGCAGATGTTTCTCTATATTTCTCCCATTCAATCCCCTCTGAAGATATACCCAAATCAGTTAAACCTCTTTCCATTCCTTGTCCATAAGCCGTACCAAATGTCGTCCACATTCTATTTTCATTGTGTATTGCCGCAACACTTAATTCTTTATCTAATAACTTAGAAAATTTATTAAAATCAACTTTTGAAAGCTCTTTAGTAATAAATCTCTTTTCTGTAAGCTCATTTAAATTAATTATTAAATTTACTGCAATCTCAACTGTACTTCGTATATATTCTCCAATAAAGATAATACCAGCATTAACTACCTCATTATCATTTATTAATTTATCAGCCAATTCTTTTCTTAAAGTAACTACTTTACTAAAATAATTCTTGTTATCAAATTCTAAAACATCAATTTTATTTTCTAATTCATTCTCTAGTTTAAAGAAATTAACATATTGTTTAGAGCTCAGATTCAGCATCTTCAAAATCAACTTTCGGTTTTGGTTCTTCTAATAAGTCTGCTATTCTTCTTCTTATTTCTTCTAATGAATCTTTCCTTTGTCCTTTAGTAATATCATTATGTATATCTTTTAAAGTAGAAACCATTACTAAAATATCACCTTCATCTATTTGTTCTAATCCAATCATTTCTCTTGCTTCATTGATTGTTATTACTCCTAATTTGCCCATTCTTTCCGCTATTTCTGAATTCTCTATTTTAGTAAACTCTTGTTCTGGTTCTTCATGATATAATTCAATATTTTTGTATCCAAAGGCTTGTCTAATTAAAACATCATTTAAGTGATGAACTTCTAAAGATAATAAAGGTAAGATTGCATCAGATTTAAATTGTGACCTCTGTTCTTTACTATTTAATTTTCCAGTAGTATTATCTATAACTCCTAATACGATGGGCTGCATTCCATATACAGCCATTATTTGAGTCAATGTCCATTTTTGATACTCCATAAACTGCATTTCTTGATGTGATTCTGAAACTCTTACAAAATTAACATCTTTAGAAGATGTAACTACTAAAGTTGCTCCCTTTTGTTTTGCCTGCATTTTCCAAAAAGTTTGATTAGCTTTTAATTTATTTGCACTCATACCCGGAAAACTTAAAACACCAGAAATGATTCCATCTGAATCTAATCTTCTTCTATTTAATTTTGCTGCCTGATTATCAGCTTGAACTATATTATATAAAGTTTCTAATGGAGATATTCCATAAACGCTTCCTGCTGTGGGGTTTGCTGAAAAATAAATTAATTCATTAATAGAAAACTCTGCAGAAGGTTTACCCATATTATCTACTAAATAATAAGCTGAAGATTCATCTGTAAAATTACCATGTTTATCTACATTCACTTTTATATCTGGTCCACAAATATCATATAGTTCTTGTGGAGTAGAAGAGGCTTTATTATCTACTTCTTTAATTTTAGCTTTTATTATTTTAATTTCTTCTTTTAAATTATTTTCTAAATCATTTAATTGTTGTTCTTTATTTACATTATCTTCTGATTTTTTATTTAAAATTATTCTCTGCAGTTCCTTATAACAACTATTTAATTTACTATATAATTGCTTTTTTGTTTCAGTTGTCCCATTAACTATCTCTAAAGCTCCAGCATCATAAATTAAAATATCTTTTAAATATTTTCTTCTTAAATTATCAAAAGATTCTATTCTATCATTTGGGTTATCTAATAAATTCTGAACTGCCTCTATTTGCTTTTGTGTTTCTTCAGAAGTATCGGATTGGTCTTTTGGTCTAATCTTTATTTTATATTTAACAACTTCTTTTACAATTTTATCAACACAAGCTCTTACCCAGGGATTTTCTGTATAACATCTCCACATCTCACTAATAGTCAAACCATTTAATTGAAATATTCTATCTACATAATTTTCACCATAACCAATACCAAAAGAACTAGCTTCATCAATTGTCCCCTTTGAACCCTTTTCTATCTTACTTAATTTCTTTTCTTTAACTTCTGGTGAAGCATCAAAAATCTCTGCTGTGTTTTCTTTTTTACTTTTAAAATTAAACCAACTCATAATTCCTCCTATACACTAAACCCTACCCAATCACCTTCCGATTCAGAACTCTCCAAAGCCATTAAACTAGCGCCCGCAACAGCATCTGAACAATCTTTAGAACCTCTATCATCATTTTCTTCTAAAGACCTTCTTCTAGAAATATCAGGGTGGTCTATTTTTCCATTTGATATTCTTTTTAATTCTTCTAATTCTCTTAATAATACTATATATTCATAATAATTTAATCGTCCTGAATAAATTAATTCTTTTAAAGTTTGATAAGCAACATCATTTTTATCAACTGATAATTGCTCGGAATTAATTTCTCTTTTATTTAATAATTGAAGCATATCTACACTCTGATATCCATCTAAAGTTACTTTTGCTATTGGAAATCCCCTATCTTGTAAATTATAAATAAAGTGTCTTATTTTTTCAAAATCAATTTCTTTATTATCTTTTCCTTTTAATTGCATTACTAAATCTAAATATACCCCTGTACCTGACTCATCTAAGAAGGGATTTAGTTTATATGGATGAACCAAAGCAAAACCAGCACAATCTCCTCCTTCTTTTCCTTTTGCTAAATCAATATGAATATAATATTGTGTATCACTATGTTGTTCTTTTAATTTTCTTATTTTTATTTCATCTTCTTTATTTTTTTCTACCTTATCAATAAGAGTATTTAATTCCTCGACAGAAAAAGGTTTAAACCAAGAAGCTAATTGTAAACTATTTAAATCATCTGTCCTTATAGGGTTATCAATAAAGGGAGATTTTCTTTCTTTATTGACATTATTTCTTATTCTATCTCTATAAGTTATAAAAGAATTTCCCAAAGACCCCGATAATTCATTAGCAAATCTTCTTAATGCTTCTTCTGGGTTTTTATTAAAAGCTGGTGCAAAATCCTCCATAGTCTTATCTGGTCTTACTTCCCAGGTACACTTTCTACTTCTAAATATATTTTCTACTTGTTTAGTTTCCTCCCAATGAAAATTCATAAAATCATTCTCATCTCTTAAATAAGAAATTAATACAATTCTAAAAGGAGCATTTTCCTTTCTTCCCCATCTTGATTGAGCAGTAAACCATAAGTTTTCATAAAGTTCTTTTGCTTTATGTGGCTTAAACTCACCTACTTCATCAAAAACTGCTAATAAAATATTCTTACCTTCTCCAGTATATTTTTGACTATTTAAACTATGAGCTGTTATATTATTTTTAAATTTAATAGTTGCTGTCTGTACATCTTTACCGTCTCTTAAATCCATTCCTTTTTCTTCAAACCAGTTTTTTCCAGATTCTGGGTTTATTGTATTTTTAACTGCTTGAGTCAGTCTCGTAAAGAAAACTTTTTTAGCATGGTCTCCTGAGACGGAAACATTAACTAAGTCTATTGGTTCATTATCAGCAAATTTAAAATATTTTTGAGGAGATTTTAAACACATTAAAAAGTACGCTGTATAAGCAATAATTCTAACACAAATAAAATCCTTACCACTATTATGATGAAGAATGTCTTGTGCTAAATAATTATGTGTTTCAGGTACCTCTAAATCATAAAAATCTTCCTCACCAACACATTCAATAGATTCTATTTCGTCAAACTTTATCATAATTTTATACCTAAAGCTATTAAATCATCTTTTTTTAAAACATCAATAGTTTCATTAGGATATTTTTGTCTAAAAGCAATAACTTTATCTAAATTTCCAATACCCTTTATTTCTATATATTTATTTTCTTTCACTAAATAAAAGTCAGGAAAATAATTACCTAATTTATCTAAATTAAAAAATCTTGGTTCATATTTCCATTTAATATTATTTTTATCAAGATATTCTGCATATTTTACTTCCCAAGAACTTCTCATATTTATATTTTTGTATTTTTGTCTATGCCAATAATGTTGTGGTCCTTTTCTCATAGTTACACAACAACTACAAGAACAATCTTTTTTATGTCCTTTCATATGTTTACCAACTTGGTATCTTTTAGAAAAAGTAACTCCTCTAATCTTATTTGTTTTTGATATTTTCTTTTTTACTGTATCACTACAAGGAATATTTTTATTCCAAGGAGTTCTTCCTTTTACCCACCTACCAGTATTTTTAGCTTCTTTAATATGTTTAGTGTGTTCTTTTGTTTTTTTAACACCTAACATAGTATTAGAAATTTTATCTCTTCTTTTCTTTTCAACATCTTTATTTAATACTGTAGTTGAATTAATAGCTATCTTATCACCAATTTTCAAAGACCTCAAAGGCTGCCACTTCTTTTTTGTATAAAACTTATGGTCAGCACTTACTATAACTTCTTTACCTGATTTTGTTTTAACCTTATATAATTTTGTTTTACCCTTTAAAAATGGAACACCTGTTTGCTTGATTATAAATTTATAACTACCATTTTCTTTAATTACAGATTTTATTTTTATTCTTTTTTTATTATCTGTTAACTCTTTAACTGTATACTCTTTACCTGTTTCTTCATCTTTTAATATAGTATCCCCAGCAATACACCCTTCTCCCCAAAATAATAAGTATTCTAAATAATCATAATTCCAAAGACCGTCTTTAAATAAACCGTTAAATACTTCTAACTGTGGTTCAGATAAATATGGAGGTAACCATTCGTTAAAAAAAACTTCTGGTGTTACTGGCTTTTCTTTCCATACACCATCTATTGAATTAGTTTCATCCTCTATATTTTTTAAACATTCATCTAAAATAAAAGTCTTTATGTTTTCCATATATAAATAAAGAAAATAAAATTAACCTTTATTTTTATATAATAATAATTTTATTTTATAAATTAAAGTAAATATTAAAGAGAATAATTTATTAATTAATTTTTTAGGAATATTTCTTGCTAACTTACATTCTGAATGACTAAAACAAGAAAGGCATCTCCCGCAAACTAAACATGGAATATGCCTTTTATAATATTCATCTATCTTACAAGTAGAGGGATTTAATATACAATTGGGATGCTCTATCCAAACTGCTCCTCCTTCTAAATCACAAGCTACTAAACATCCACAAGATAATCTTTCAAATAATGTTTGTTTAGCTTCATTCATTTTCTTTAATTATTTTTTTATTTTTTAAATAAATTTCTTTCCAAACGTATTTTAATTTACCTTCATCATCTAATTTCACAAGTAGTTCTTCTATTTTATCTGAAAAATCTGGTTGTAGTTTAATTAAATCAATTTCTTGTTCTATGTCTTTATCAAATCTAATTTTATTAATTACTTTTTGCTCCTTATCTTTTTGTTCTATTGTTATTACTAATCTAGGTATTTCCATGTTCAATCTCCTTTTGTTTATTTTCTAAATTATCAAACATCCACTATGTGTTTGTTTTAGTCCTCCAGTATTTGTCCATCTTTTATCTTGCCCTTCTTTTTTAATAATTCTATGGCGTCTTTAACGTTTTGGTCTTCTTCTGACCAGACTGGCTTGAAGCCCCTTCTTTTAAGTTCTGAAATAAGGAAAGGACAAGAAAATGAGTCATTAAATTCGCTTAGATAACTCACAAACACCAAATCATTTATCCTTGCCAATACCTTCATTCGTCCAGTTTCATTCTCAATAATATCGGGGTAGTCTATGTTTTCTATGGTATATGGTAGAAGTTTAAGGTCAGTTACTTTGAAATATTTTAAATCTTCTTTTGTTCCTCTGCCTATACACCAAGAATATTCATAACCGAGTTTGTCTTTAGAAATCGACCTGTTAATCTCATTTTGACAGATGTAAAACTTTCCATTCTCTTTCTGTATCTTTGCGTCTTTAATCAGTGTTCCATCAATATTACAAGTTACCCTCTGTCCTTTTTTGAGTTTCATTTTATTTCTCCTTTACTAATTCTATATTAAATATCAACCAACAATCTAATATTTTTCTTAAAAAATATTCTGTACAATTTAATATATCATCTTTAGTTAATTTTTCAAATTTCTTTAAAGTAAATTGTTTATCAATATATAAAGGTTTATTTGATAATTCTACTACTTCATTAACTTTAATTTTTCTTGATTCTTTAAAATAAAAAGTAATTAAATCAATATCATCTCCGCCCTTCAAATTAGAAACATAGAATAGTAGTTTAATTATTTCACCGTATTTATTACATAGACAAATATCAGCATAATCATGTAATTTTTCATATACGTTTGTTATATATAATCTTTGATTATTTTTCCAATATTCTTTTTCAATTATTTCCTTTAATTTTTTCATTTTAAAACCCTATCAGCTAATCCCATATTTACTGCATCTTCGCCCGAAAATATATAATCATGTTTACACATATCTTCTATTTTCTTTAATGTTATATTTTTATCTTTTTTAATCATTTCATTATAATATATTTCATACATTTTTTGTCTCGTTTTTCTAGATTCTTTACCCCACGCTTCAAATGATTTAGGAATACCATAATATCCTTCTATTCCGTCATGAATCATTACTTTACAATTCGGAGTCAATAATCTCTTATCACATGCTTGCATTATTATACTCCCCATACTCCTAACATAACCGAACCCAACAAATACTACTTTACTTCTTAATCCTAATATGCAATCGTATATAGCCATTCCATGATGCCAATCTCCTCCAGGACTGTTAAAATATAATTTAATATTTTTAGAACTTAAAGTGTCTAAATAAATTAAATTTTTTATTAATTTTTTAGTTGATAAAAAATCCACTCCCGATTCCCCACAATTATCTTCATCATAATTTTCGCTTCCAAAATATACTAATCTTTTAGTTATTAAACAATTTGTTTCATGAAATAATTCAAATACTTTGTGGTTAGATTTCATTTAATATCTCCTTAATGATATTATATATTATTTTGTCATAAAGTAATCTATATATTCTTCATCTAAAATATGCTGTAATTTATTAGAATAAATTGTAATAAATTCTTGTAAGAATGGATGTTTACTATAATACTCTTTACCACCAAATGCTATTACTGGTATTTTTCTTTCCCATGCCCAAGCTAATTCACTAACTGTTCCTATTAGTGGTCTATCTTCTCCAAATGTATCTAAATTAACTATTATTAAATCTGATTCTATTACTGATTTATAATCTTTATATATAATTCCTTTATTAGGTATATCAGATGTTAATCCATCTTTGCTTATATCCATCATATTATGACCAGCTAAAGGATTTATGAATTTAATATCTCTTGTTAATCTATAATGCTTTAATATCTTTTCTCGCCATTCTATACATTCTTTTATTTTATTACCTGATATATAGCCTGCTAGGTAGACCGTGAACATTTTTTTCTCCTTGTTTTAATATGACATTTTTTACATAAAGTTTGTCCATTAGACAATTTCCAAAATGGTTTATAATTTATAGCTAATCTTATTAAAGTTTCTTTATCATCTATTGGGCTAAATTGAGTATACTCTTGAAGAAACTCTTGTAATATTTGAGCAAATTGTTTTTTATGATGATGAACTTCTAAATAACCACTGTATTGTCCACAATCTTGACAAGTATAATTATCCCTTTCAAAAATTTGGGTACGCCAATCACTATATTCTTGTAAACTTCTTATTCTTTGCCATAAAGGTACAACTCCACCTTTCCAAGAAGGATTACGAGCTCCAGATAATTGAGGACACTTTTTCCCTTTATTCCAAGGAATCCTACCTTTCATACTCTTTTTTAATATTTCTCTAACCCAATTTGGTCTTTTTTTACCTCTCATGTATTTACTAAGTTGCTTACTTGCACATTTCCTACACATCCCTTTTCCATAATGAAAACTTTGATATGATATTTTTTCACCGCATTTACAATAATATTGTTTTCTCACTAAACATATTTAGGATTATTGTTGTATAAAAACCTATTCCTCATATTATTAATAAAGAAAATATCCAGCTAAATAAATTTTAAACATTTAAGACTCCTTTAAATTGAGAGGGGTAAGTAATACCCCCTCTCTTTTGAAAACTACTTACCTACTAAGCTTTGCGTTTCTATTTCTAGCATACTCTCTAGCTTCTTTTCTTGTTCTACATGTTTTGGTTGTATTTCCTGTATTAGTATTTACTACCCGCCAATTACCTAGAAACCCCGTTTCTTCTTCTACTGAAAATCTCTTTCGTTTACTCACTCGACTTCCTCCTTTCTTATTTAGTTCTTGGTTTTGTTATTACTTTTCTTTTAATTGGTAAATCTCGAAAATTATCATGTCCTTTTAAAGAACAAAAAGTATGTTTTGGTCCATAAGAAGTCTTTTCTACTTCTCCTTTAATTAACTCACCACAGACAATACAATATCTCATAATAAACCTCCTTAATTATATTATATATTATTTTTTTAATCATTTCCACCTATCTGATCTTCTTCATTTATATCTTTATCTTTATAATAATAAATCATACAATCAATCGAACAAAAATGTTTTAATATCGGGACAATATTTATCCCTTCTTGTTTTACTCCCTCACATATTTCTTGCCAAACATCACTAGTGCTATTATCTTTTATTTTTTGTGCATCTACTATTTTACCACACTGATCACATTTAATCTTTTCTGGTATTAACATAATCTCTCCTCCACCAATTATAATACGCAATTATTGCTGTTATTATGTAAATTATCTCAAATGAAACTATACCATATAAATTATTCTTATAAGCAGCATATAGAAACAAAAAA